CTTTTCTCTTAAAGGCATGGCCAGTTTGTTTTCCTGAACATAATTTACCGCTCTACCAAGTGCAGTAAATTCCATATCAACACAGTCGTACTTGCTATTGCCAGTCATTTCCTTGATGTACCTTAGATTGGCCCTTACGTCATCTATGCCACGACCAAACTCTATAAAGACTTCACATTCCCTGAAAGGATCATCTAAACTAGAATGTACTATGTAGCACTTAGAACGTACTCCGGTTCTCTTTTCCGCTTTTATTTCCTTGCCTTCATATTCTATAGTAGCTTTTTCTTTTATGTACTTGTCTTTTGGATAAGGACCAATCCTGATCCTTAAGCTGGCATAAAAGGCCATGGAGTTTCCGCCAGGAACGTACTCGCCATCCTTGAACTTTCTTATCTGGTTAGAGCAGACGATTACCCAATTGTTCTTTTCTAATATCCTGCAGGTACGCCTTAGCTGGTCGCTAAACTCCGTAGCCCTTGCCACCTGTGTCTTCATACTAACATCATCACTTTCAAGCTCCAGTTCAGATACCAAGGAGGCTAAAGAATCACCAGCAACCATATTGATTGCCTTCTTATTAGGAGGATCAAAACTTCTGATGCAGGTAAAAAGCTCCTTGACAGTATCAGGTTTAGAATATTCCCACTTATCAGGGTCATCTACATTAACGCCATAGGAGCGGGCATAATCGAGGTCGTACCTGGCCTCCGGATCATTGAAATTTACCTTGCCTCCTCTAATCTGAGTGCTTATACAGAGCTCGCTTAGAAGGGCGGTTTTCCCCATCTTGGCTGGCCCGAATATTTCTACCAAGACACCTCCAGGAATACCGCCACCTCTAATGCGATTGCCACTGATATTGAGGTCTAGCAGAGTAGAACCGGTAGAGATAACCTTGTCCCAGGATATAGCTTCACGCTTTCTACCTTCCGACTTGCTTTCCTCTATCTCTTTTACTATGTCTGCAGTCTTTCCTCTGCGGCTCACTATCGGTTTCTCCCTCTTCTTTTACGAGGACTTTCTGACTTTACCTTTTCTGGAGGAATAATGGCCTCGTCCTTTTCTTTTTTCTTGTCAAGAACGCCGCTTTCCTTTATCAGTTCTATTTGCTCCCGTTCTATTAATTCCTTGGCCATATCCCTTACTACTTTAGGGATTCCTTTATCCTCGTAATAAGAAGATGTAAAGAGTCTTACTTCTTCGCGAAGGGCATCCTTCTTATCGCCCATAGCTATAACGGCAGACCTTAGAAGCTCTACGTTGTAGGTTGCTTCTGCCAATTCATTTTCCGCTTCTATTACCTCCTTGTTTAAATCTACAGCAGCATTAATCTGGTCCACTGTAGGTTTAGACAGGCCATAATTTTCTGGCTTATCTTTTACATCTAACCTTATCCTGGCCTTGACCCTGTTCCTGTCCTTACGAACCTGCCTTTCTTCGTAGATGGCTCGAGCAAAAGCCTTACCATATTTATGCCTGAGGTAAGCCTGCACTTGCCATTCTCCGTGAAGGTTAAAAAGGTCTATGGAAAGATCCTGGTCAAAGTCCGTGTCTAATGGAAACTTAAATTCTTCTGCCACCTTTACCTCCTACGACGCGGTGAACTAGGTTTGCTCGGTTTTCCTTCCACCTTTTCTTTACAATCTTCTCTATCAGGACAATCATCGCAATCGGAGTACTTGCCGAAGTCTTTGCCGAGACAGTCTTCCTGGCTTGCAGATTCTTCTTCTGCTGTTTCTTCTGGCCCTGAATCACCTGAATAGTCCGGTTCTGTTTCCTCCTTGGCAGGTTCTTCTTCATCTACTACACGGCTGCGGTATGCTTCTTGTAGCTCTTCGTAGGTTGGCCAATAGATGACATCAGTATCAAAATCAAGGATGTCATAATAGAAATCTGAACTGATCTTGCTTACATCGCCCCTGGTAAGCTGCTTTGGCATGGCAAAATCTGCACTGGCATCGTAGTGATAAAGAAGGTCACGGCCATTTTCCGGGTCGGTCCATGGTATAATTGCCTTTGTATCTTCATGCTGACTTAAGACCTTTATGGCATCATCAATTTCAAAGGCGGTAACATCCCAGATCTGAATACCTCTTTCCTCTTCGTTCCTGTCTACTACCTGTGCCAGGATCCTCGGATGCCTCCCTAGAAGGATGCCTTCATCCTTTAGGGTTTCCCATTCCTCGCCACTGTCCAACCTCTTCTTTATGTCTTCACATATTGGACAGTCACCAAAAGGATTGCCATCAATATTCTTATTCTTTAACGGACAGGCATAGGAATTACTTTCTACACCAAGTCCACGGTGAACCCAAAGAAATTTAAGAAAGTGCTCTCCTTGTCTCCAAGCAAGAAATCTTATACGGTTTCTCCCGTCCTTGTGCTTATATACCTGGATCCCGTCCCTGATATAAGTTGTTTTTAAACTAGGGGCACCACGCCTTATCTTTTCCTCGCTAGGCGTAGGGATAAAAGGTGCTTCCCTTTTAGTGGTAGTTCTTTCCGTTGATCTTGGACTCTTTCTTTCTGTCATTTTCGGTCTCCTTTCGTTTGTAAAAAATTTGCATAGATTTAATACCACTATACCATCCAGCCGCAATAATCTTGGACACTGTATAGAGTATAAATGGAGTAACTATTAGAGCCAGAATTATTAGAATTGCCTTCAATCAAATAAAACCTTTCTTTTTATTTTATAATATCATAAATTTTTCCAAAACCATTATTTATTTTAAATTGACCTTTTTAATTTATTATCAAGATACAATTTATCCCAACCAAAATTGGGATAGACAACTTCTAAAATCCTATCTATTGCCGGAAAAATTTTATTGTTCCAATAATAAACAGAATCATAACTATCGTGCTTATCTTCATAGACTTCAGGGTGAACAGCAACTATCTTCGGCTTTGAAGCAACTATTATGTAAGGAATTTTCATGCCTACATAGAACTCTTTCCCATTCTTTATCAGCCAGTCTGCTATGGCTACATGAGCCAGTTTAGACTTGTAAGCTTTAGGGTGCTTTAAAACAGCCTGGGTTATTGTTATCTCTTCAGAAGAAAGTTCGTTGTTAAATACCCTCTCTTGCTCCTGCTTTAAAAAGACATAGAGGTCTTCCGGTTTATAGTCTTCTCGTAAGATTTTTCCTATCACATCTTCCTGCAGCCTCCGCATGTATTCCAATCCATCAGAGCGCATCATCTCTAAACCTTTTACCTCTATATAGTCCGCCTCCTGACCTTTATACATCTTCATTAAGCCGGCATACTTCTTCTTTGTTACAAAAAAGATACGGTCAAAATAGTTTTCATATTCCAAGGAAACATTACACCAGTCTCTACGGGCATCAAAATTTTCTACACAATAATCCACATAGTGATCGTTACAAAACTTTTCAAACTTTTCCGCTTCATCCTTCTTAAGCTTTATAAACATAGAATCTGTATCACCGTAGAGCGGTACGTAGCCCATCTCTTCTGCCAGGTTCATTGTATAGCGCAAGAAGTGTTGCCCTGATAAAGTAACCGCCTCTGCTAGAATAGGATTGTAAAACCTGCTCCTGTTATTTCCGAGCTCGCCGTAAAAAGAAAGGCCAAGGCGCTTAAAAGAATAAGCAAGCCTGTAATAAAGGAGAAACATATCAGAGCCCACCTCTTCACTCTTCTGAAGCGTGGTATATTTCTTTCTCTTTTCCAGGGTATGCTTAAACATCTGCGGTATATAACCGAGCTTATCTTTTCTAAAAGAAGCACCAGAAGGACAGGTGACGTAGTCTTCCTTGTTATATCTCCTTAAGAAACGCTTATCAATATAGGTATCAGGGCTTATATTAAAGGTGGTCATCATAGTAGGATACAGGCTGGCAAAGTCAAAGTTGGCCACGCCTTCATGTAGCCCAGTAACCGGATCCAGGACAAGGGCACCGGTATATTTATCTCTTGGAATGTACTTTCTAGTAGGGAAATGAATACCATCTCTCCTTCCCTTCTTAAGCATTAGGCCATCTATCTTTGTACTGATATGATAGTCCTGAGGAAAGCAGTTTCCTATTCTACAAAAGGTTTGATCTATCTTTGCAAAGCCGGTAAACTCTTCTAACCTGTAAAGCAGTTCCACGTCCCACTTATTATACTTTACGAGGAGCTTTCTATCTTCTTCACTGCCATTATAAAGCTCTATTATTTTTTTCTTGCCCTTGTCAATCTTTCTTTCCTTAAGAACATGAAAGGCAATATTGTCCAAGGCAAAAGAAGTGTTAACAGAAGCACCACGCTGAAAGTACCGCCTCCATACAGCTAAAAGGTCACACCACACTATTTCGTCCCAATCAAACTTGATTCCATGATACTTAAACCTGTCCCTTAAAATGGGAAAATCAAAATTAAAGCCATTCCATGCATAAACAATTTCATGCCGGTCTAAAACCTTTTTAAACTTTAAGAGATTGTTCTTTTCAATTTCATCTTTTTTTCTTTCCGTAGTTCTCGGACCATACCTTTCTCCCATATAACAGTCGTTATCTTTTTCGTAGTAATCACTTCTAAAGGCTACGGATAGGGTGCGCTTTTCTCCTATATTGTCAAAGCCAAGTTCAGAGTCATCAGTTTCAAAGTCAAAGAAGAGGCCTCTTAATTCATTTTCGATAAAGACATCGTGATCTGTTACAAACCTTAACCTCGGAGTAATATCACATTCATAAAACGGCACCTTGTAATCTTCCAACTTCTTTACTACATCAAGGATTTTTTTCTGACTTTCATTAAAGGTAACATTCTTCGTATACTCTGTTATAGCACTATCTGCAACCTTTACACTACCAGAACCACCTGCAGATACCTTAATAGTGCCACGCCAGAGCTTCTTTCCTTTAGCCCAGGAAAACTTTTTCTGATCTATAGGCTCCTCATTACGAACATAGATTGCATCTAACAACTCCCTGCCGGTTATCTTATTTGTCATGGTCTGATAGTAATCAAACTCTGTATAGACCCGGTAATAATCAACACTTATAGGGCAAGGAAAAATATTGCCATTAGCTTTCTTTATTAACTTGAGAACTTCTTTCTTTGCCCTTGGACTAAGAGAATCGTAGTCGTACTTCCTAAGTAAAAAATACCAGCCATACCATTTATGAGGATCTATTTTGCCATCAACAGGCAAAGGCTCAGACTTTATTAACTCTACTTTCTTCTTGCCATTTTCCCTGTAAAGAAGATTAATGTCATGTCCTTCGGAAAACCCTGCAAAATATTTCCTCCCGTATTCTTTACAAGAAGGCCAGAGAAATTCTTCATCCTTGCCTTCCATATCTTCTGCACTAATCCTTTTCTTTTCTACCTTACCTGCAACTTCCTGTTCGTAGTCTTTCCTATCAACTACAGACTTTACTTCCAAATAATTATTTAAACTTTTAAAGACTTCTAACTGCCTCCTATGGAGAGACTTGTCTTTTAAATTCCTTAAAATATATGAAGGATGAAAAACCGGAATCACTCTATCGCAATACTTATTAGAAAAAACTTCTCCAACCATGCCTGTAATTGTCTTCTGAGTTTCTATTAAAGAAAAAGCAGAGATACGACCTACCGGGACAATGACCCTGGGCTTTAACTTTTTTAACTGCTTATCCAGGTAGAACATGCAATAGTCTATTTCCTCCTGGCTAGGGTCTCTATTATTAGGTGGCCTACACTTTACCACGTTGGTAAGAAAAGCATTTCTTATATTAGAACGGCGCATGTAGTAACGGTGCTTTGTTCCTGCCTTGCCTATAAGAGTCCTGCTTTTTTCCACTTCCTTTCTTCCAAGTGCCTCGGCTACAAAAACTATATCTGCCCTGTCTCCATTATAGTACTCGCCCCAGAGCATACCTGGAGCTTCATAGAGCGGGCAGCCACGGCAGAATACCGGTTTGTTATCCAATATACACCCTCCTAAAAATCATAGCAGTAATAACAATTAAGTTCGCAGTGATCAGAACAGACAAAATCCATATTATCAAACCAGTGATCTAGAAAATTATCCAGATCCCTATTGTCTATAAAAAACGGAGCCTTCTTCTGTTCTTCTTTAGACTTGTAGATGTTGTAAAACTGAGGAAAGAGGTCAAGAAAATTCCCATTAAGCCGCTGCTTCATATAATACTCTGCTATTCTTAACTGGCTTTCGGTTACATGGGTGCGCCCTGTAATCTTAAAATGATTTATGCCAATACTGGCATAGCGCTTCATGTCTTCTGGCCTTATTAACCTGGCTTTAAGCCACTCTACCCTTTCAGTTACATGGATCTTGGTACATCTACCTATAGGGTAATTGTCATAAAACTTTTTATTTTCTATCGTATGACTCTGCTGATTGTAATGACAAAACCTGTAAGGACAGCCAAAAAGGCAGGCTTCGTTAGCCATTAGCTCCAGGGTAATTCCGTGCAAAGAACAAACCGTGTTATAGTTCCTGAGAAAAGTAATGTCCCTGTTCTTCATTAAATTCATGCAAATTTTATCTACGCCGAGGTCGCTATAATACTTCACCTGATTAACGGAATAGGTATGACATATTGTAGATGCTTCTATAGAAAAATCTGTATTGGTAGCTACAAGCTCCATTAATAAAGGATGAGTAACGGTGACCCTGCTTATTCCGTTGTTTCCTAGAAATTCTAAAAAGGCAAGATAATTTTTTTCGTCTTTTTTAAAATCTTCTACACTACCTACGCAAGATTTGTTAATGGTATAATTTATTTTTATGTCAAGGTCTCTGGCCTTACTGCAAAACCTGGCAAAAGAATTATAGTCAACTACGGGGAGCCTGTCTTCTTCTCTGGAACAACCAATAGGGTCGTTTCTCATAGAGCCAAAGACTTCTATGATCTTTACATCTTCATACTTTTCATTTAACTCCTTATAACCATCTAAAAGATCAGGATCAAAATTACATCCACACATTAAATAGATCATTCCAGTTCCTCCAGGAGTCTTTCAAATTCTCTAAAGGTAAGTTGCTGAGCACTATCACATTTAGCCGACTGTGGATCCGGGTGAACTTCTACCATTACACCATCAGCACCTGCCGCCTTGGCAGCTTTACATAGAGGAATAATAAGGCTCCTCCTACCAGTAGCATGGCTAGGGTCTACTATTACCCTGTAGTCTGTAGTCTGCTTTATGTAAGGCACCATGGCTATGTCTAGAACATTGCGCATTTCATTGCCAAAGCGCCTTATTCCTCTTTCACAAAGAATGATATTGTCATTGCCAGCATTCCTTATATATTCTGCAGATGAAAGGAGTTCCGTAATTGTAGATGAAAGACCACGCTTTAAAAGTATTGTCCTGTCGTGAAAAACTTCTCCTATATTTTCTAACAGAGGATAATTATGCATGTTCCTGGCACCTATCTGGATAACATCAACATCAAAAAAATACTTGTGATAATTCCAATCAAGCAACTCAGTGACAGTCTTTAACTTGTATTTTTCCTTGATTATAACCAGGTAATTCATGGCCTTTATCTTTAGCCCCTGAAAACTATAAGGAGAACTCCTTGGTTTCCAGGCACCGCCACGGATATGCTCTATTCCTTTCTCCTTTAAAAAGGCAGCAGTCTCATCCAGCATCTCGTAAGACTCTATGGCACATGGCCCGGCGATAATCTTAAAAGACATTGCGCATTTCCTCTTTAGTAATCTGAAATATGATATTGTAAATCCACTTTATATGTTGAGAACTTAAGCTCCTGTGCTTTAACTTACAAAGCCTTTCTACAATTTCAGATTCCCTTTTAAGGTCTATCAATATAGATTTGTTCTTGGCAATTTCCTTGGATACAGAAAGCCTCTGATCCAGGAGATCCACAATCTTATCATCTATATCATCTATCAACTTTCGGTATTCTGCAAATCTTTCCATGGCAAATTCCTAATTATGAGTTTAGATTCTTTTATAAGTTCCTTGCTAAAACCATCGTCATAGTCTTCTGAAAAGACCACCTCCTTAACACCAGACTGTATTAAAGCCTTAAGGCAGCCACTACAAGGAAAGTTGGTACAGTACATAATAGAGCCATTAGAAGATATACCCATGTAGGCACAAGAAAATATGCAGTTTGCTTCTGCATGAACTGCTCTCGTAAGGTCTACATTAGTTGCAGATTTAAGGTTGAGTTTATGCCTGATACATTTATCTAAGACCATACAGTTATCAAAACCAATAGGGCTCCCGTTATAGCCGGTAGCTATTATCCTCTTGTCCTTTACTAAGACAGCACCAGTCTTTCTACGGGCACATGTAGAACGCTCTCTTACCATATAAGCCATGGTCATAAAGTATTCGTCCCAGTTTTTCCTCATCCATTTTCCTTTTCGTATTTGTCCCAAACAAGCTTAGTTTTCCTGTTCCACTCTTCAACAAATTCTTCTTCACTTATATCCAGGAGCACTAAAAAATTCTTATGAAATTTATCTATGTCTACAAGCTCTTCTATTATCTTTTCACGGTTCAACTCTTTATTTTTGTAAAGCTTGTGCATCTTCCAGTTTAGTTCTCTAAGCACTTCCATGATCTCGTCTATTATATGAAGGCACATGTCCTTGAGAATTAATTGGAGCTGACCATCTTCCAGATTGTAGATGTCCACCAGCCTGTCTCTAAAAAGTCTATCGTTAAATTTCTCCTGAATATAAAGAAGGTCACCGTAGTTATAGCTTTTCAAGTTCATCCTTTATCCTTTCAAATTGTTTCTTGTAAGAATTTCTCATATCATGACGGCGAAGCATAAAACCAGGATGAAAAATCATCATAGAATAAAGGCCAGGAATTAATTCTTCTATGACTCCATATTTCTTATGCCCAAAAAATTCTCCAGAATACTTGCCAAGACAAACTATAAGAGAAATATTTGGCATTAAACGAATTTCTTTATTCAACCAATAAGAACAGTTAAAAATATGATCTTCAGACATGTCAATAAAGCACTTTACCAGGTTGGTGATGCCAAAATCTTCTATGGTAAAACCAGCAGAGGTAAGCATAGATTTCATTACATCACCGGTATCATTGCCTCTTGCCTTGTCAGTCCAGTCATGAAGATTAAACGGCACCATATCAGGATTAATTTTAGGCTTATATCTTCCGGCGTTCTGAGCCACAAACAACAACTTGGCATTTACATTTCCATAAAAAGATGCCTTTCTTTTATTTACATTACACATAGTACAGGAGTCTATTTTTACCTTGAGATTTTCCATATCCAACTAGACACAAAACTCAAATCAAAGGGTTTAATTTCAGTGGTGTCGAGATAGAGATAATTAGTG